CCGTCGGTAACGCCCGTTAGACGCTCGTCTAACATTTGTATCGGTACGCGCTAACACGGATCGTGGGGAAGACACCACCACAGCTGGTCGCGCTAGTCGGACGTACGATTAGACTCGTTGCGCTACAAACGTCCTCTGCGCCCGTAGGACTGACGAGGGCGCGCGCTGAGCACGAGCCCGTGGCGCTCGAAGTGTTACCAGCGCGTTCAGTAGGATGAGCCTGCACGGGTCGCTCCGATGTGGCTGATCCAGGGCTCGCCGCTGCCCCAGTAGGCGAACGCCGCCTGAGGATCCCGCAGCAGCAGGTCGCCGAACCTCCGCTCCGAGGAGTCCCCGATCGGCCACGCGGTCTTGGTCAGCGAGCGACGAAACAGCGACGGGTTGGCCGTCCAGTGGTCGCGATGCTCGACGTACGGATTGGCCCGATGGTTGCGGAGGATGGTCGGAGTCTTCAGCGACTGAATGACGCCTCCAACCTCCAGCTCGCGCGGGTAGTAGGCCTCCCTCAGCAGCGCCAGCTGTCGCAGGTTGGGCTGCTCCTCCATCGTGCCCTGGAGCTGCTGGAGGTCCACGTCGCGACTGTAGAGGAAGTCGTCCTCAACGCTGAACACCCACGCGCCCTTCGCCCGCTCGGCGAGGTACTTCCACATGAGGCGCATCGAGGCGGTGTACCCGACGTGCTGCGGCGGTCCTGCGACGTAGAAGCCGAAGCTGTCGGCGATCTCCTCCAGCTCGCGCCGTACCTCCGGCCCCCAGTCGGAGTAGACGACGCGCTGGACGATCGGACCGGTGACGTGGCCGCTGAGCGACAGCAGAGACTGGCTGAGGTACTCGCGCCTGTCTGGCCACGTCTTGGCGTCACCGCCGCTGTGGACGATGAGCGTGATCGAGCGATCTGTCTCGGACTTCTGTGCGCGGTGTGCGATTGCCCCGACTCGGAGCTCCTCCAGCGTCGGCCACCAGTCGCTCCAATCCGGGAGCTTGTGTCGGGCCACGACGGGCTTGTACGCGGCGTCGTCGCGCATCAGGTTGGCGATGTCCCGCTCCATCTCGGCAGCGTCGCTCGGGGTAAGTCGATCCGTCATCCCATGGTCGCGCCGAACGGCGACCATGTAGCGGCGCCCGAGTCTGGCATTCACGACATACTCCTTGGTCGCCGTCAGCCGTCCCTGCCCCGGGATGATCCGCTCCTCCGAGCGCGGGTGCCAGAGGTGCACCACGTCGCCCTCGACTCGCGACCACGGATAGAGCCCGACGACGAGCGACTGGAACGCCATGTCCTCGAAGCCCCAGCCCTCGAACCGCTCGTCGAACCCGCCCATGTGATCGAATGTCGTCCGCGGGATGGCGATGCAGCACGACCACGACACCGGGTTGGTGCGATCTACCAGCAGGTCGATCTCGTCGCGCGGTAGCTCGGGCCCGAAGTCGCGACGATCGTCGAGGATCCGCTTGGTCCACGCCTCCGTCATGCCACGCCAGCGACGATGGGCCCAGGTCACCTCGCCAGCCTCTCGGGCGCGGCGGACGGCCTCGACGACGTTGGCTTGCGACTCGATGATATCGGAGTCGATCACGATGCCTACGTCCCAATCGCCGGCCTCTTCTGCGGCGACGTTCACCGCAGCCGAACGATTGAACGGGCCGTCGTTATGGTGGCCCTCGTAGATCTGCCAATCCGGGAACAGGCGCGCCCAGCGCGTCTTGCAGTACTCCCAGATCGCGTCCCTCGGTCCGTTATCGCGCCGGCGGGGGACGAGAAAGACGGTGCGACTCACTCGGCTCGCGCCCGAGCGCCGGAGTAGTCCGCTAGGAGGCCCGCCCGAACGTTCATTGCGGAGCGGATGTTCGCGATGTCAGACTCCAACCACGTCTCGCGCCACGTCTCATAGGCCGTTCGGTCGCGGTCCACGATCTCCCTGTTGTTCGCACGCTCGTAGCCCTCGTCCCACTCGGCTTTGCCGGCGAACGGGTGGACGTGCTCGAACACCATGTCTGGCAGGTACGTCAGGCGCCCGATGCCTCGGCCCAGATCGCCCCATGCATTGTCGATGAATAGGTGCTCGCAGACCGGCAGGGCGTACCAGCCCAGAGCGGCGACGATCGAGGCGTGGATGAAGATGCCGCCGCACGGCAGCGCCTCGCGCTGGAACAGGTCGTTGCCGTGAACGAAGCCCGGCTCGGTCATGGCACCGGCGACCATCTTGTCCCAGCCGGGCGTCCTTGCGATCTGGTCGTCACCGAGGTTGCCGATGATGGCGTCCGGATCCTCGGCCGCGATCCGCAGGCTGGCGGTATTACTGGCGCGCGTCAGGTTGCCGGTCTCCTCCATCCTCAGGACCATCAGTACCGTCTCGGGACCGTATCGAGCAAATCGGGTGGCGCTGGCGTAGCCGTCCAGTTCAGGGTCGTCCTCGTCTACGGCCAGCACGATCCTGGTGGACACCAGACTGGCCGTCTCCCTGATCGACTCGACCGTGGCCCGGGCACGGGCTGGTCGGCCCCGCGAGGGGACCACGACGACGATATTCACAGCCGGTGCATCAGGCGCGCTGCGTCACGACGGGCTGGATCGCGAGCTGGCCGCTGGCGACAGTATGGGTATCGTCGGCCCCGCCCACGACCTCGAGGTCCCACGACAGGACGTGCGTCTGCCACGCGCTGAGGTCGATCGTGTCGGCGCGCTCGATCGTCACCGTGGCGGCGGTGCCGTCGACATCGACACCCCCGCTTACGGTCGATTTCTCGATGACGGCGACGCCGAAGCGACGCGCTGTGAAGTACACGTCTGCGGCGTCGAGCGTCTCCGTAGCGACCAGCGTCAGCTCGCGATCGTTACCGTGGCTCATAGACAGGTAGCTCATTAGTCGATCTCCACTGTCGCCGTGATCTCCTCGGCTAGAACGCCTGTGGCGGATGCGATCCCGGCGAGCGATGCCGACGCGGTAGTCGCTGGCGCAAAGCCAACGGTAACCGACACGTCGTCTGGAAGTCGATGCCCCGGCTGAGCTCCGTCGATCGTCGTCGAACCACCGCCTGTGAGGGTAAGCGCGAGTGCTTCTGTCCCGAGAACGACCGGGCCCTCGGCATCGACCGACGCGACGCGGTGGGACGCCGAGGTAGGAGTCGCAGAACCGGCTCCGGTCAGGACTATTGCCGACGATCGCGCCGACGCGGCGTCGACCGCGATCGTCCCGCCGCCGGTCAGAACGACGCTGACCTCCGCCTCGCTCACCGGCTCGGTGCCTTCGCCATCGACGACGACTGACCCGCCACCAGTGAGCGTCGTCGCGACCGAGCGCGCGGTCCGTACCGCCGCGGCGATCGCGCCGGCTCCGGTCAGGACTACGGCGACGACGCGTGCGACCAGCGACCCGATGGACGTGACGCCTCCGCCTGTGAGAGCCACTGCCACAGCCCGCGCCGTAGCTGCGCTCGTCGCGATAGCGCCGCCGCCCGTAGCTGCGATCGCAGCGTTGTGCGTCGCGCGGTGGGTATGCGTCGCGACGCCGCCACCGGTCGTTGTCGGGCTTGCTGCGCGCGCGCTCGTCGTCGCCGCGGCGATCGCGCCGCCGCCAGTGAGCGCGAACGAGGATGGATGCGCCGCTCGGGCCGTCGCGGTGACGGAACCCCCGCCGGTCAGCGTCGGCGAGGACGGGTGGGAGGCGCGCGCCGTGGTGACGTTCGCGCCGCCGCCTGTCAGGGTCCCGGTGCGATTGCGCTGGGTGGTCTGGGACGCGACGACGGCGCCACCACCCGTAAGGACGACGGAGACCTGCGACACCTGCTCGTCCATGAGCAGGACGCCCGAGCCGTCCTCCAGTTGGTAGCCGTCGGTGCTCGACGACTCCAGCAGATAGCGCGCCATCTCAGGCCGTCCGGATGACCGTCAGGCTGGACCCGACCTCCGTCGTTGAGGCATTGGTCGCCTCGGCAGCGCGCCATAGCTCCAGGTTGCCCTGGACCGTGACGACGATGATCCCTTCGATGATGCAGTAGATGTTGACACCGGTCGCCGCGACACCGATCGTGGTACCCATATCGGGTGCGGTCGTCGTGTAGGCGTTCGACACCATGCCGTCGATGAAGCCGGCCGTCTTGATGCCGATGTTGTCCATGATGTGGACGGCGGCCGTAATGGCGGTGGTCGCGTCCCAGAACCGGAGTCCGTGCGCCTTCACGGCGGCTGTACCGGTGCTGAAGTTGATGCCGAACTGGGGCGCGTCGCTCGTCGAGGTCGCCTGCTGGATAAGGAGATCGTACTTGTACTGGTACGTTCCCGCCTCCAGCGTCATGTCCAGTCCGGTGACCTTCGTGCCGGTGGTTGACGAGACGGAGTGCTGCGACCCGAGACGCGCCACGCGCGGCATGCCTTTCGCCGCCTGGAGGTAGGTGACGAGCGCCGTCAGCGCTGCCTCCTTGGCGACACCCGACTGGACGACGGCGATCGAGTTGGCGTCCGCGAGCGCCGCTGCGGCCGACAGGAGGTCGATCGCGTCGTGTATCTGCTGCAGCGTCTCGCGCTTCGACGTCCCGCCCTGGTTGACCGCGAACTGGTCCGTCAGGGCGGGGGTGCCGACCGCCGTCAGCGCGCTGATCTTGGTGTCAGCCACGGGTTACGCGTCGTTGAGGTCGAGCGTCGTCGTCGTGCCCTTGACCACGTACGTGCCCTGCGCGCCGAACGCCTCGTCGGTCACGTCCTTCTTCGCGTAGCGCACCGTCCCGGCGGTGTTCCAGTAGGAGACCCACGAGACGGTCGTGCTGGCCGGCACGTCGAAGGTGACGTCGCCGTTCAGCGTCGCGATGCCGGAGGCGGCCGCGTTCCATGCCGCCGCCTTGCGGGCGTACGCCGGGGATCCGCCGGTGACCTCGTTGCTCGCGCTGTTCGCCCCGCCCGGGTCGCCGGTATGGAGCGCGATGCGAGTGATCGCCGTCGCGATCGCATCGACGCCTACGTTGCGCGCCGTGGTGTCATAATCGTTCGCCACTTAGGAGCCCTCCGACATACTCGGCCCCTCAGTCGAGCCGACCATCTTGACGTCCACCTCGAGGTGGGGAACTGACCCGTACGCGAACGCACGTACGCCTACGATGTCGAACCGCCGACCGGCGTCCGGCTCGTCGCGGATATAGGCGCCCGGAGGGATCGTCTGGGGAAGAAGGAAGATGACGTGATCGCTGAGCTCCGGCCCAGCCTGCGAGATCGTCGATGCCTCAGAGGCCTTCCGAGGCTGGACGAGCCCGCTGACGAGCGTCGTCTCAGGGGTCCCCGGGAGAGGGTGGCCGTACTCGTCCACGTCGTCTACATCAGGCGTCGTCGGGGCGACCAGCGCGAGTGGGTGCGTCAGCAGCGACGCGTAGCTCACAGCGGAGCCTCGGCCCTGTTGATGATGCCGTCGCTTCGGCTCGGGAAGTCGCCGTGCGTGGGCCGGATGTTGTAGAGCGAGTCGCGCTTGGGGAGCAGCGACCGGATGAGCGCCTTCCGAGCGGCGATCGAGCCCTGGGGTGACTGGAGGATCGTCGCGCGCTGGTATCCGTAGTCGCCGATGTCCTCGCTGATCAAGCTCCCCGACGCTGTCTCGGGCGTCGCGCTGAGAACGAGGGCCTGATACCCGATCGCCCGGACCTCCGTCTCGTCGTTAGGCGAGTACGTCACCTCGACGTAGGGGCCGGTCCACCACCACGAGGGGGCGAAGTAGTTGCGAGCGATCGCACTGCCGCGGTCGACGAGCCTGAAGTGATCCGCGTCTACCGACGTCCCGTTGTCGAGGATCGTCGCCTCGTCAGTATATCGGGATAGGGCGAGCTTTCCTGAGGTAGCCCAGCCGGTATAGAACGTCTCGGTGCGGGGCCCGACCAGCTGGCCCAGCACGCGCGCCATCTCGGCCTCCACCTCGTCGATGATGGCCTGAGCCTGCTGGTCGTCTGTCGGCAGCGCGATCCCGCGCGCTCGGGCCGCGCTGAGGTCCATGAGGCTCATCGCCTACTCCTCCGAGGGGTTGAGGCCCTCGCGAACGCCGGGGGGGTACAGCGTCGCGAGGGCCCCCGTCACGTCGGCTTTACGAGCCGGCGTTCACGAGCACGGCGAACGGGAACCGATCCGCGTCGTCGGCGACCTCTCGGGTAACCGGGTTCGCGACCGCCCAACCGACCCGCATGACCGCGCGCAGCGCGACCGCGTCCTGCTGGGCGAGGTTCAGGACGACAACGCCGTTGTCGTCGCTGATCACGCCCTCGGTGAGGATCTTGTAGGTGATGTCCTGACGCAGGCCGAGGATGGCCGCGGACACGTCGCCCGCGATCAGCTCGTAGTTATTGACCCACGCGTCATTCGACACCCACGCGATCGGCTCGCCGTAGAGGGTCGCGCCGCCACCGGACCGGACGTCCTGGAACAGCGGCTGGCCGTTGTCGTCCCGGAGGTTCCGGAGCGACCGGCGGACCTTCCGACGAGCCATGAACCCGGTGACGTCGAAGCCGTCGTCCTCGACGAGGCCCATGGTGTCGGACACGTCGCCCGCGAAGTCGTCGTGGGGCGAGGCCGAGGTGCCCTCCGTGTGGAGGTTACCGGCGAGGGCCGCCTGCTCGGTGATGCCCTGCTGGTACGACTCCGACCACGGGCTGTCGACGCCGAACAGGGTCGCGGCGTCGATCTTCTGGCCGAACGCTTCGGCGACGAGCGGGGTGACCTCTCCCCAGATGTCGTAGTCGGCGTCGTCGAGCACGGCCTCAGGGACCGGAACGATGACGGCCAGCTCGCGAGCATCGAGGAAGATGTTGTCCCACTCGACCCCGGACGTCTGCTTGCGACCGGTGTCGCCGTTGACCCAGTACGCCTGGGGCAGGACGGACACGACCGGCATCCGGGTCTGGGCCCGCGCCATGCGGACGCGCCGGAAGAGGCTCAGCGCGGCGCTGCGCGCGACGGTGCCCTTGATAATCTCGGACGCCGCCTCCTCAGGGATCAGCGCCGCTCCGGCGTCGCGATCCGTCAGGGTGTTGTACGTTGCCAATGCAGTTCTCCTCGCGAGTACAGGAGTCCCGCTGCGTCGATCGTCACTCGCATCTCCGATCGACCGGGTTCCGCGAGGCTAGCCCCGACCGGCACCTCGCCTGATGAGCGCGTTCATGTCGGCTCCAGCGGCAGCGCCTCCGCGATGCCCTCCCCCGAAGT